CTATTCTAATATTAAGCGACAACTTCTGATCTTCCCATAAAATATCGGACAGCATTACTGACCTTATACTAATAGGTGTTCTTATAATAAAGAGTTATTGGAATAGCTATTGATAATCATAAGTTATCGTTAGTAATATTGTAGAGCTATAGCTATATTTTAGAAATGTCATACCCCCCTATACCCCAAAAACAGGTCGCCACACTATACATATATATACATGGGACTCGAGGACTCCCTTACACACAGTCAGCTAGATCGCTGGACTCCCTTATCCACACCCACATTGTCTTATTGCCAGACCACCAATAATAAACTAGATGTAGTATATGGACTACTTTGGAATAGACGATATAGAATCAGTTGCTTATGTTGATAAAAACAACAATGATGTTATTATAAAGTTTGTTGGTTTTCCTAATGAACTAGCTTCACAGCTGTTTATTAACTATGTAATGCTATGTGTTGGGTTTGACTTTGAACCTATAGATAGTATGCCTAGTAAAAAAATACACTAAATATGCTTTTCTACGAAAAGAAATAAATATGGACATCAAAATACCATACACCCCTAGAAAGCACCAAGCTCTATTACATAAAAAAATATCAGAATACAGATGGAATGTATTGGTTTGTCATAGAAGGTTTGGCAAAACAGTATGTATGATCAATCATTTAATTAGGTCAGCATTGCTGTCCAAAAATAAGAACCCTAGGTATGCTTATATAGCACCCACCTTCAAACAAGCAAAAAGTATTGCTTGGGATTATATGAAACAATTTACAGCAAAGATACCTTATACAAAATTTAACGAAACAGAATTAAGAGTTGATCTACCCAATGGCAGCAGAATAACTTTACTAGGTTCAGAGAACTCTGATGGCTTGAGAGGTATATACCTTGATGGTTGTGTAATTGATGAGTACGCAAATGTAAACAGTAGGTTGTTTCCAGAAATAATAAGACCTGCACTATCAGATAGAAAAGGTTACTGTGTGTTTATTGGTACACCTATGGGAATGAACAACAACTTCTATGAACTATACCAACACGCACAAGGTGCAGATGATTGGTTTAACTACAAGGCAAAAGCATCAGAGACAAAGATTGTAGATGAAGAAGAGTTAGTCAAGGCAAAAGAAGTAATGGGTGATAAGAAATTCCAGCAAGAGTTTGAATGTGATTGGATAGCAAACATAGAAGGTGCAGTATATTCAGATGTACTTGGTAAGATGGAAGATCAAAAACAATTAACTAGAGTTCCCTACGACCCATCACTCCCAGTATCTACCGCATGGGATCTAGGGGTCTCCGACCATAGTGCTATTATATTTTACCAGCAGTTAGGCAGATCAGTAAACATTATTGATTATCATGAAGAGAGAGGTCAAGGTTTACCATACTATGTACAAGTTATTAAGGATAAAGATTATGTTTACAAAGATCATTTTGCACCACATGACATTGAAGTTACCGACTTTGGTAATGGCAAAACCAGGAGAGAGGTCGCCTACCAATTAGGAATTAGGTTCAAGGTCGTACCAAAAATTCCACTAGAGGATGGTATACACGCAACCACAATGACCTTGCCTAGATGTTGGATTGATACTGACCATTGCAAAAAGTTAATAGATGCGTTAAGACATTATCACAGGAAGTACATTGATAAAAACAGAATGTTCAGATCGAAACCTGTACATGATTGGAGTTCACACGCTTGTGATGCAATGCGTTACCTAGCAGTTGGACTACAGGAAATTAATGATAGACAAACTGCTCCACAAAGTGTAGCAGATAATGAGTACAGGATTATATAATTATGGGATCACTTTTCAAACCAAAAATGCCACCGCTGCCACCAGTTCAACCTTTGCCAGAACCGCCTAAAGCAGAAGTCTCGCAAGAGGAAAAAGACAGGATTGCGGCAGAACAAGCAGCGATTGAAAGAAAACGAAAAGGCAGAAGATCAACAATATTAACTGGACCACTAGGGGTTGAGCAAGAAGCGGAAACAGAAAAGAAAACTTTATTAGGATCATAATGTTTGACAAGATTAAAAAAATTTTTAAAAAAAAACCAAAAGTAGAAAAAGAAAAAAGAACTTACGAGAAAGTAATAGATCATAGCAATGACATTACTTTTGAAAACGAAATTAAAAAACCAGAAGTTAAATCTGAAACAAAAGAAACAAAATCAGAAACAACTTCATCATTAACATTTGGAGATTAATATGGGTGGAGCAGTAGCAAGAATAGTAAGACCAAGCAGACCAACACCTGCACCAACACCAGCTCCTATAGCAGTTGCACCCACTGCACCAGAAGTATCACAAGCAACAGCAACAAGTATGGATGGTTATGATTCAAGAAAGACTAAAGCTAAAGGTAGATCAGCAACAATCATGACAAGTTCTAAAGGTGTAGAAGATGAAACATTAACCTTAGGTCGTAGAAGTTTATTAGGACAATAATGGCTAGAACAGATTTAACTAAAAATTTATTATCAAGATACGAAAGACTTGAAGGTCAAAGACAAAACTGGGAAACACATTGGCAAGAAGTTGCAGATTATATGCAACCAAGAAAAGCAGATGTAACTAAAAAAAGAGCTAGAGGTGATAAGAGAATGGAACAAGTTTTTGATTCTTCACCTATACAAGCAGTAGAATTATTAGCAGCATCATTACATGGTATGCTAACTAATCCTTCTACACCTTGGTTTACCCTAAAATTTAAAGATGAAGATATTGATAATGAAGATGAAGCAAAACTTTGGTTAGAAGCATCTACAGACGCAATGTACACAGCTTTCAATAGATCAAACTTTCAACAAGAAATATTTGAATTATATCATGACCTAATTACTTTTGGAACTGCTGCAATGTTTATCGAAGAAGATGATGATGACATTATAAAATTTTCAACAAGACATATTAACGAAGTATTTATTGCAGAGAATGATAAAGGTAGAATAGATACTATCTACAGAAGATTTAATATATCAGCTAGAGCTGCAATACAAAAGTTTGGAGATGCAGTATCTTCTGATGTTCAAGGTAAAGCAAAAAAAAATCCTTATGATGAAGTAGAAATACTACACGCAGTTTATCCAAGATCAGAATTTAATCCTAACAAAAAAGATAAAGCTAATATGCCATTTGAATCTGTCTACATGGAATATAAAAATGGTAATGAATTATCTGTTGGTGGATTTAAAGAGTTTCCATTTGTTGTACCAAGATATTTAAAAGCATCAAACGAAATTTATGGAAGATCACCTGCAATGACAGCATTGCCTGATGTTAAGATGTTAAATGAAATGTGTAAGACTACAATTAAAGCTGCACAGAAACAAGTAGACCCACCACTATTAGTTCCTGATGATGGTTTCTTGCTTCCAGTTAGAACTGTACCAGGTGGATTAAATTTTTATAGATCAGGTACAAGAGATAGAATTGAACCATTAAACATTGGTGCAAACAATCCACTAGGTTTAAATATGGAAGAGCAAAGAAGAGATAGTATTAGAGCTGTGTTCTATGTAAATCAATTAATGATGCAACAAGGACCACAGATGACAGCAACAGAAGTCATACAAAGAAACGAAGAGAAGATGAGATTGTTAGGACCTGTATTAGGTAGACTACAATCAGAATTATTAAAACCATTAATCGATAGAGTGTTTGCAATATTACTTCGTAACAATATGTTACCACAAGCTCCAGAGTTTTTATCAGGTAGAGATATAGAAATAGAATATGTTTCACCTCTTGCTAAAGCACAAAAATCTACAGAGCTACAATCTATTATGAGAGCAATAGAAATATTAGGTTCACTTGCAAATGTAGCACCAGTATTTGATTATGTTAATTTTGATAACCTTGTTAAACACTTGGCAGACATTGTTGGTGTGCCACAAAAAATATTAAAATCACAAAGTCAAGTCAATGCGGAAAGACAACAAGCACAACAACAACAACAAGAAATGCAACAGATGCAACAACTACAACAAGTTGCTAAAGCAGGAGGAGATATAGCACCACTAGCGAAAGCATTGCCAGACGAAGCAAGAGCTGTAGCAAATGCTGAAGTGGAATAGTATGGAAGAAAATAAACAATTAGAAGCAATAATAAAAAAATTACAAACAAATTATAAATACATATTCAATACAGACGAAGGCAAAGAAGTCTTGGTCGATCTTGAAAAAAGATGTCATTATCATTCTACCACTAATGTAAAAGGTGATAGCCATGAAAGTGCATATATGG